TAAGGCCTCCCTTAAAGGAACTGTCGAGCGTGTTGCTGGCGGAATGGTTGAAAAGGAAACAGCGGCTCTGATGGAAGCGCATAAAAAAATCTCTAAGGATGTCGCCGAAAAGGTTGCAGTGTCCAATGTTGCCAATAGGATTGGTCAGAACCTTGCCATCACAGGACAAGTTCTTCAGCAGGAAGGCGGTGAGATAGGTGGTGATTTAACCCAAAAAGCCACCGATGAAGGTCGTGTTCTAACCGGGGCAGAGGTGTTCAGGGCATTGGCCGCGACTGTTGCGGCGACGGGGCCTGAAGCTCTGACTGACCGAGTTGTATTGGATGCCTTATTTGGAAAGATGCCGTGGCTTAAATCGCTTCCAGAAGCGACCACGATAGGTGGAAAGGTTGGCCGTGCTGCGATTGCCGGCGGTGTCGGGGCTGGGATTGGTGGCGCTCAAGAGGTGGCGCAGACCTATACAGAAGAACTTGGTAAGGGCAACCCGATTGACGAAAAGGCCCACAGGTCGGCAATTGATGCTGGTGTAATGGGTGCCATTGCAGGGGCCATGCCTGGTGCTGTTGGTGGGTATATCCACGGTCCCGACATTACTCTTGAGAAAGATCAGGGCGCAATACAGGAAAACGCTGGAAAAAGCCCAAACCAAGTAACGGTTGAGCAGGTCAATCAACTGCGTGACGCACGCTTGCGCCAACTCGACGAAGAAGAGCGAGGCATAGAGGGAGGTCTGTACAAGGAAGCGGATGGGTCAACGACACTCAGAGTCGGGAAGATGGGCCGACAACTTACCCCGCAGGAAATGGGTGAAAGGCTGTTTCTGACTCGAAACCCTAATCCGGCGATTGTCGCAAAGCGTTTTGGCCTGATTCTCACCCCGGACTCGGCCGATACCGTTGCGTCGGATATTGCGAAAACCGAAATTCCAAGCGTATCCAGCGGCCAGAAGCCATTTGACGGCGTGGATGAAGTCGCATCGGTCGCCGGCCAAGTGACAGCATTTGAACAAGCCGCCAAGCAAACGCCCAGCGTTCCTATTCCGGAAGGCATACACCCGGAGCAACGGACGCCATCCACTCAAATAATATCGCCCGTTGACGAACAGCTTAACCAAGAGACAGGGATTCCACCTATCCAACCGGCGGCGATCCAGCAAGTAGACAATGGGCTAGATGTGGGCGCCGGCATGTCCGATCAGCCCGCTCAGGAGCAAGCGCAAATCCCTGTCGAAAAAACGGCGATGGAGATGGCTTTCGAGAAGGCGAGGAATAAAACCAATATCCCCGAACAAGCGGCCAGAGTTTCGCCGGAAGAGACATCAACGCTTGCATTGGTAGATCAGCCAATATCACAGATTCCCGATCAACCCGGTCAGGTTGCCTTGCAGAAATCAGAAGCGCAGGCACAGCTACCGACCCAAGAGGCCCAGCAAGCGGTCAAGACCAGTGAAATCCCCGGCGTGAAGTCACGTCAGGCGCTTGAGCAAGACACCGGAAAGCAGGCGACCACCGTCATCAACCTTGATGGTCTCAAGGCGATCAGCGACACCTACGGCCAAGAGGCGGAAACGAAGGCAATCAAGGCGCTGACGGAATCCGCCAAGGCGGCTGGGCTTGATGTTTACCATGTTGAAGGAAACAACTTCGCCGTACTTTCAGCGAATGCCATAAAGGCCAAGAGGGACGTGGCCGCCCTGAAGGCTCAGGCGGACCAGGTTCAGGTTGACCTTGGCGACCATGTTATGAATGGGATTCCTATCAGCCATGGGACTGCGCGGTCGCTTCCTGACGCCATTGCCAAGTCTCAGCAAGAACAGGTAAAGCCAAATATCACACAAAAGCCTATTCCTTCGGCCAGAGAGGTGATGGACAAGGCAAATGAGGAGCCTGATACCGGGGTTCTTCCAAAGGGACTAACCGATAGAAGGTTCTTGAAAGAGAGCTACAGATCGGCGGTTCAAAGCCTATCGAATAGCCTTGTGCCTGGAGGCGGGATAGCGCATATCAAGGATGAACACGACCGGATAATTGGCAGGACAAGCAGCGTTAATCCTATGTGGTTTCAAGACTTCAAAGAGGTATTCCCATCGGTCAAGGCTGTTGACAAAGCCGTCAAGAAGGCGCTTGAAGGGAAAACCCTCGGTAAGTCCGAGGCTAGAATTATCACTGGATTGATGAACGCATACGACTCTGAAATTGCAGACAGCATTCAGGAGTACGGGAACCCAAACGATTACCGAGTAATGTACGAAGAAGAGCGCGATGCGATGGGCGATATAGGCTCAACGCCAGGTGAGTTCCTTATTGCAAAGCTCTACAACAAAGCTCTGGATTCAGGAATTCCTGAAAATGAAATTGTCTCGGTGATCGGAAGTCACCGCGATGACTACGCAGGCGCAATCACAGCACTTGAGGGCATGATAGATGAAGCAAAATCAGAAACAGAGAATCAATATCAAGAAAACACCAATGCCTACGCTAGACAGGATCAAGGAAGTGGCCAAGAAGCTGCGGGGGTACGAGAACAAGAAGCGTTTGCACTAACCAATGAAAAGGATGGCGCTACGCCACAAAAAGCAAAACCCGATAAATCCGAGGTTGAGGCCGAAAACCGTCGCAAGGCAGATAGCGAGGCAAAAGACTTCCGGCTTTCCGGATCGAATAGACCGGCTGACATTGCCGTTGCCGGTGGGCAGCAAGACCTAATTGGAAAAGACACGGAGACAGTCAAAAAGACAGATCAAAAAGAAAATTCCGATTCGACAGGTTCGCAAGACCTATCGTTTTACTACACAGACGGCAAAATGGGAATGACGAGCAACGGGACGTTTACCGCCGACAAAAGCCGGTGGGTTGCGTTCTCTCGCAGCGAGGCGATGTCGTTTGAATCTCGCAACATAAAGCCAGCATACGCGACAAGACACGGCGTGTTTACTGGGGTTAATTCTGGGTCAAGACTAAAGGCGACAAGTAATGAGCGAAAACCCAACCCCGTACCGAACCGGGAAGGTAATTCACGTCCCGTTTCCAAAAAGGCGACGCCAGTACAGGGACAATTTGACCTATTCTCCAAGCCGGGAGAGTCAAAGCGACAAGCCTACGCCGACCTGTATCACGTCATTGTCAAAGCCAAGCCAGTAGCGACAATCAGGTCAGCCGTTGACCATATATCTTCCCCTGAGGATGTAGGTCACCTTATGGCGTCTATCAGAAAAGACGCTCAAGAGGCTATGTACGCGGTTGTCACAGACAAGGCGGGAAAGATTCTCAGGGTGTTCCGGCATACCAAGGGCCACAAAACATCCTCATCGGTTTCTCCGCTGATTATTGTTTCTGAGGCGGCAAGCATTGAAGGCGCGAACACTATCCACCTTGTTCATAACCATCCATCAGGCAATCCATCGCCATCGAAGGACGATGAAAGGGTAACGGAGGCCACAGCAAGATCGGCGGAAGGAACCGGTATGAGTGTGGGGTATCACGTCGTCATCGGTAAGTCGGCGTGGCAGGAGGTTGGAACGTCATCACCGACAAAGTTCGTTCCAATGCAAAGGAAGCACAGCATCCAGATAACCGAGCGGACATTTGTGAAGAATGATCCGTCTGACGAGACTATTGGGAACAAGGATAATCTTGCAAAAGCGTTCAGAGGAATCGACAGCGGTATACTTCTTCTAAATTACCAGCACCAAGTTGCCGGCGTTATCATGATGTCGGACGCTGAAATGCAGGCGCTAAAATCCGGCGGCGGGGAAGGTGCGAAGCGAATTCTTGCGGCGATTGACAAGTCTAACGCATCTGCAATCGCCCTGAAAACAGATAGTATGCCATCCGCAAAAAACATCGGAAGTTTCGTCAGCGCGATTAGGGGTAGTGGTGAACTTAGACTTCTCGACTGGATTGATTCTAAAGGAGCTTCGGCTGCTGAGAGCGGAAATATTGACGCGCTATACAACTTGGGCGGCGTGTACACGTCAAAAAATACAGATCAAGAGTCCATTCCAGATAAAATCGTTGTTGACGGAATAAGTCGCCCAACCAGAAATAGCAACGGACAGCTTATTGCGCGCGACAAGGAAAAGTTAAAGGCATTCTGGCAGTGGTTCGGTGATAGCAAGGTGGTGGATTCTGACGGTAGGCCGCTTGTAATGTATCACGGGACTGGCGCGGATTTCACCGCTTTCAGTCATGATAGCGCCTATTCGGGCGAGGGCGCATCGCAAACCGGCTCTGGGTTTTACTTTACCGACAATCCAGATAGCGCATCACGGTACGCGCAACTCGCGGTATCCAAGGGTGCGTCTGGGCGGGTAATGCCTGTCTACTTGTCGATCAAAAACCCGCTGTTCATCGACTTCTCCACCGGGGAAGTTATGGGGGCAGACATCAAGCTTTCCCGAAAGCAAGTGCGAGAGATGATTCTCGGACGCCCAAATATTCGGAACGCCGAAGAAAGTCCGCTGATGGACTTCGGAGACATTGCCTACGATGGGTTCGATAAGGTTCTTAACCAAGCGATCAACTCATACGCGGGAGGCTCTAACATAGCCGCTCTGCGCAATGACTTTTTCGGAAACGATCACGAAGCATGGCTGAAGGCGCTGTCCCGCGCAACCGGGCACGATGGGGCATACACGACGACCATGGGCGGTGACACGCATTGGGTCGCCTGGCAGTCCGAGCAGATCAAGTCGGCCATAGGAAACAGAGGAACATACGATTCAAGCAATCCGAGCATTGTCGCATCACGATCAGGGCAGCAGCGTGGTGCTACGGCAAATTCCGACAAAATCGTATCAGCCATATCAAACAAATTCGGCGACAAGGTTCTGACGAAACTCGGAAATCGTCTCGTTATTCCTAACACTGAAGCCGAACTTCGCGCCGAGATGGAAAAGCGCGGGTCGAAGTTCACCGACATGATGTTCTCCGATGAAGCGTCAAAAGTCTCGCGCTTCCAGACTCACAACGTCAAAGGATTCTACGACCCGTCCACTGACACGTCCTATCTGCTTCCGTGGAACATGAAGGAATCCGAAGCGCCCGGGGTATTCCTGCACGAAGTAGGGGTCCACTACGGCCTTGAGAAGATGCTGGGCGACAAGTATCCGAGGGTTGTCGGTGATACCGCGAAAATGGTCAGGATGGGCAGCAAGAGCGCCATGGATGCTATGCGTTCGGTCAATGCGGCGGAAGGTCTTGGGTTTGATCCTGATTCCCAAGACTTCAGAAACCAGATGGCGGACAAGATTCTTTCCGATAAGCGCATTGCACAAGAGGCGATAGCGTACATTGCCGAGAAGAATGCCAACCATCCATTTGTGAAGAGGATCGTTTCAGCGATCAAGGAATTCCTGTACAGGATCGGGTTCACCGGGAAGCTGGACGAAGGCATGTTGACTACCATGGCAATTCGTGCGGCAAGACGTGGTGACGCCAGCGGGATTGTGGTGAATGGTGTGGATGCAATGCGGTCATCAAGGGCGCCAAATTGGTACTCGCAGATGTCCCGCGTGCTAGGAAATAAACTTTCCGCCAAAGGTTCTGTAGAGCAAATGAAGCGGGTCATTGAGGCGTTTCAGCGGAAAGGAGACTTCAAGGCCGAGGAGCTTGAATACAGCGGAATCATACCGTGGCTTGATGAACAGGAAGGCTCAGTAACGCGCGATGATATTATTGAGCAGCTTGCGCTGAATGCCATATATGTGCGCGATGTAACGCTGGAAGATAAAAGAAATAATGCCATAGACGACGCGAATGGAAGGTCGTCTGGATCGACAAAATTCGGTGAACACCAACTACCCGGCGGAACCAACTACCGCGAAGTCCTGCTGACGCTGCCGATTGACTCAGCAGGAAATGACTTCCGGTCGCCCCACTTCGACCAGCCGAATATCGTCGCGCACCTTCGGGTTAATGACCGCACTGACGCCAATGGCAAGCGGGTCTTGTTTGTCGAGGAAGTGCAGAGCGATTGGCACCAAGAGGGTCGGAAGAAGGGGTATAAAGATACAGCAACAGAATCCAGGATTGAGGCTATCGGTAAGGAGTTGCAAAAACTCTACCGTGACCCTGATTACGGGGCCAGGGTGCCGCGATCCGCGGAGATTGCGTCTCAGGCGCGCGCACTAGAAAACGAGCGCGACAATCTTCAATACACTTCCGTTCCCAACGCCCCATTCAAGAATTCGTGGCCAATGCTCGCCATGAAGACGGCCCTACGTATGGCGGTAGAGGGCGGGTACGATTCAATTGGATGGACAGATGGTGAGACCCAAGCGCTGCGGTATCAGGATGATAACGCAGAAACCATGATGAAGCGGTACAAGGGGATGGTCAAATTCTATGACGAAATCCTTCCAAATACCGTCAATAAGTTTGTCAAGAAGTGGGGCGGGCGAGTTGATAAATCGTCTATCACCACTGGTCCAACCGTTGACGAAATCAGGGATGGAGAAAACAAGGGCGCTAAAGTTAATCGGAAAATTCACATTGTTCCAATAACGGATGGAATGCGAGAAGAAATACCTAACGGGCTTCCGCTGTTTTCCAGTGCTTCACGTGAAACAGAGCGGGAGACACCCGCCCAAAGCCTTGTTGGGGATAAGTTCACCATCCCGCCATTGACTCGTTTCCAGAAGGTAATCAGAAAGCTTCAGGACGAATCCGTCGTATTCCAAGCCGTTCAGGACGCGGTTGAAAAGCAAGGCGGGACGATAACCGAAGCAACCAACATGTCGGAGGCGATCAAGCGGTATCCCGGCAGGCTTGCGGCAGCGATGAAAGATACCACCGATAACCTTGTTGAGCCGTTCATGAAGCGGATACATGACGCCGGAACGACGATGGACGAGGTTGCGCTTCTTGCTTACGCGGAATTCGCGCCCATACGAAATGCTGAGATAGCAAAGATAAACGACCGCTTCCCGAACAATGGAGAGCCTGGTAAGTCTGGATCTGGCATGACCGACATTGAGGCCGCTGAAATCGTCAAGCAGGCCAAGGAACACCCAAATTCAGAGAATCTGTTTGCGCTGGCGGAAGAACTGCGAAGCATTCCAGAAAGGAACCTTGAGAACCGCGTTGCCGGCGGGGTGATGACGCAAGAGCAAGCCGATGAATACACCGCCAAGTCCCCGAAGTACATACCCCTGAAAGGGTTTGAGCTAGCGGACGAGCGTGGCGTAACCGTTGGCACTGGGCAGGGGCTTTCAACCGGCAGCAAGCTCGACTTCCGGGCATTGGGTCGATCAAGCCGGGCTGGGCAGATATTCGAGAACACCATCCGAGACTATGAGATCGGACTTCAGTTGGTCGAAAAAGCCAACGTCGCAAGGACGATCAGGGAGTTCGTGAAGGCTAACCCTGACAAGAAGCTGTGGGATGTCGATAACGCACCCGAGAAGCCATACCTGCACAAGGGTGGTGTTGTTTATCAGGTTTGGTCTGGTGATAGGGTTATCGTTGAGCTGGCGAGCCAGAAGGACGCCAAGGCTATTGTTGACGGACTGAAAGCTACCGATCCAGATGCAAGGCTTGAGGAAGTAAGGCCAAGTCCAAACGTCCACATGCGCGAGACGCAGTTTGACCCAACCGAGGAAATCCGTTTCATTGAGGATGGGAAGCCTGTAAGGATACAGTTGTTCAACGAGGACATGGCACGATCATACAACCGGTTGTGGCACTCTGGGGTGCCGGGTGGATTGACGATACTTAATAACTACAATTCATGGTTGAGACAGTTCTATACCCAAAAGAACCCGGCATGGTTTGTGATGAACGCCCTGAAGGATGTCCAGTCGGTCATCCCCTATGTAACAGGAGAGGCTGGTGTAAAGGTGGCCATGAAGGTGCCTGGCAATCTTAGGGGTGCATTCAAGGCGGCCTGGGCGATGCACCACGGGCTGAAGGCTGAAGGTGGATGGGATGAGACCATCAAGCAGTTCATGAACAGCGGTGGTTACACAGGATTCTCGTATGTAGGCGACATCGAGGCTCAGACACTTCGATTGAATGGGGCTATCGCGCGGTATACCCCATGGGACGAAGCCGCCAAGAAGTTCAAGACGGAAGGCATCAAGAAAGGCGTTGCTGCCGTTGGGGCCAAAGTCTTGAATACGCGGTTCTTCTCATGGATCGAGTCGATGAATTCGACCTTCGAGAACATGACCCGTCTTGCGGTATTCAAGGCAGGGATGGATGGCGGCATGACGGCAAACGAAGCCGGGAAGCTGGCTAAGAATGCTTCAACCAACTTCAACACCAGGGGTGAGTGGGGGCCAAACATCAATGCTGTGTGGCTCTTCGCCAATGCGGGGATTCAGGGCACCAGGAACGTCGGTCACGCCCTGCTGTTCTCCAAACACAGGGAGCAGGTATGGGCGCTCATGGGCGGTCTTGCAGCCCTTGGGGTAATGGCTGGCATGATGTCGGATGACGATGACGATCTTCTCGATGACCAGCTACGAAGCCGATATTTGGCCATGAAGTTTGGCGATAGCCAGGTGTCTATTCCAATGCCGTATGGGTTCGGGTTCTTCGCTGGGTTTGGTCAACTGGTCGCTCAGGTCATCAAGCATCCAGAGAAGCAGGAGCAGCTCGCGGTCAAGATGGCAAGTCTTGCGGCGGATCACTTCTCGCCGTTCGGTAACCCACTGACAGACAAGTTGGACATGAAGAACATTGTCAACATTGCCCCAACTTTGCCAAAGCCGTTCCTGAACGTCGCCGCGAACGTATCTCCATTCGGCGGTTCTCCGCTGTATCCTGACTCGCCATTTGATACCACGAGACCCGATAGCGAGAAGATGTGGACTGCCACTAGAGGGTCTGGATATGACGTTGTTGCTGAATGGTTAAACACGCTGACGGGTGGTGATAAGGTCAGGGAAGGCGCTGTATCTGTTTCACCGGAAACACTGAAGCTATCGGTATCAACGATGTTCGGCGGCGCAGGAAAGCTCATGTCGGATATGCTGTCGATTCCGTTCGACGCGGCCAACGAAACGCTATCGGCCAAGAAAATGCCAATCATCAAGAACTTCTACCGCGAGATTGACAAGGACGCCTATCTTCAGCGGTTCTATGAAGAAGCCAAGGACGCTCAGGACGCCTACACTACATTCCGGAACTACCAGAAGCAGGGCATGGTTGACGATGCCACCGCGTACCGAAACGAAGAAGCCGCCTATGTATCTATGGGCAGGCTTGTGACGACCTACCGGAAGCAGATCAAACGTCTGAAGGACATGGAGGCACACATCAACAACAGCGATGCGTCGGCAACCGAGAAAAACATTGGCCTTGCCAAGACGAACAAGGCGATCATCGAAACAACGTCTACGTTCAATGACCGCCTGAAATCAATGAACTAACGCCCGTACAGGACTCTGTTTCGCGTGTCACGCCTGTCATCGTCCAGGCGGTGCTGCTCCTGCACCTCTTCGATGCGGCGGTTCTGATCTTCGATGGCATCCTCTTGCCGTTGAACGTCTTGCTGCCGCTGGAAATCCGCTTCGCTCCTGTCCTCGATTCGCTGCACCTGTACGTCAATATCGTCGATCTCCTTTCCAATGTCGTCGTAAACACCAGCAAAGGAATTGATCGAAATGAACGCCAAGAAAATTGTCAGGTATTTATACATTAAGTTTCTCCATGTTTGGGAATTCTTCATCGTCGGTTAAAGTCCAGACGACGCCATCGTTGCTTGTGTAAACATGCCCGTCATCGAAAGTCACAATAATGGAACCAAGCGGAAGCAAATACGGGATGCTATCGTGGATTCCTTCAACCGTCTCCGGATTAAGTATAACCAGGCCTTTGAAGTTTGCCATTAGCTCCGAGCCTCTTTCGTGGTGTTAGCCGTCTTCAGCACTTCAACAACTTCTGAAGCGCCCAATACTCAGGATTCACAAATGCCGACACAATGCCTTCGGCAGATGCGCTAATAAAAATCAGAGTTACTGCCATAGAAACGATTGCCGAGACCCATGCAAGAAACGCCGCTTCGTCATTCCATTCCGATCTTGGGCTTAAGTACGTATCCGGATCATCAGATCGGCGTGTCGTCTTGCGGATTACAACCCGAAACCACCATACGGTAGCCACCGTAATCGCTATACATATCACCAGATCGACGGCACCACTAATGGGTGCCTGCTTTACCATAACGCCCCATAAGTGCTCGGCTGTAACACCGAGCTTCGCTGCCATATCTTCAATCAGTTGCCTGTACTTATCGTCCATTTCACCTCTCCAATGTAAGATTACTTTTCCACAACCTGATACCGCGTTTTGTGCCATCCAACCGCCATGGCCTTCTGACGGGCCACACGTTCAGCATTGGTCATGCGGTACACCCTGGGGATCATCTTGTCCCGGTCGAGCCGTTGAATGATCGAGATCCCAACCGATAGCGCCTTGGCTATGTCCGCAATCGTCGCCTTCGGGTTATCCTTCATGAACTCAATAGCCCGCTTGGCAACCTCTTGCCGATCGTAAACAACCGCCATGTCAGTCCTCCAGTCGATAGCGATCACGCCATGCCGCAGATTCCAGTCCGGCATTTTGTTCCGCGATAGTAATCTTCCCGCCGCGAGCGATGAATTCATCGACGGTCTCGCCCGCCGGCTTCGGCTTCGGTCGGTTCCAAAGCGGTTCGTCAAAGCGAGGTGGTACTAGGTCATGGTATCGCATTTGTCATTCCTCTTTTTGAAGAGCAGGCAACCTTTGCCGTCTTTTGGCCCCATCAAAAACGTCGATGGTCTATGCCATGCATTAACCGACGCAGGGTATACTTCTGTTGAAACCCAAAGGCATAACGCCTCATCCTTCCCAAGCTTAAGATCAGGATCATTGATGTCCCATAGAGCGCAATCTTTGCATGTTGTCATTTGTCTATCCAATCAAAATCAGGGCTACTTAATAGTCGTCGGACAATGACACCATAAATATACAGTGCGCTTCATATCCGGTCATCCGCCATGTCTTTCCGGGCCTGTGCTATATCGGCAAGATACCGCCCAAGCGCCATGTCGATCAAGTGCTGCATCCGTATCGCCGAGCGGTCGTACAGCTCATGCCTGAGCCAGTCCGCGAATACATACGGCGTTTTCAACAAACGACTCATGGTAAGCTGCGGGTCGGATGCAATCAACTCCACCAGGTCATCGGCGATCAGATCACCGTCGCGCTCATAGTACGCTGTGAGAAGCGCGTCGATCACTGGTTCAATGGTGCTGTATTCAGGAACACGATAGCGTTTTACAGCGCCCCACGCGGAATCGTCAATCGCTTGAATCAGGCGTTCCCCGAGTTCAGGGTCGCCGGGTAGATCGGCAAAAATGGACATTATTGCACCTCAATTATGCGTTCCCAACGAACTGTCGGGTACTTCTGCCATAGGTTCTTCGTCTTCGCGCAGTTGTTACACTTGTGCGGCCATTGTGGCGGGTCGGACACCAACATCATGCCCGTCTGCTCCATCACTCCGGTATTGCAGTCGTCGCAGATGTAGTCCACACCAATCGTCTGCACGTTGTAGGTTCTTTCGCTCATGTCGTTCGCCTTTCAAAAATAGGCTAATGTTTCCTGCCTAGCATTATCCTAAATCCACGGAAATCTCGTAGTCGCTAACGCAAGCCTATCTCCTCAAGAAACGCCAAAGGATCATCCTCGCCAGTTTCGTCATCGTACCAATCCTCCCATCCGGGCGTTCCTTCCCCGTCTGAATTGTCGCACCACTGGCGCAATCCGCCGGCATTACAGAAATCAGGCTTGATGTTGTTTTCGAACTGGAAAATATCATATTTAGCTAGAACATCCATTACCTTCACGCCTTCGGCTACCGTAGCTACGTCCACTTCAAACGCTTTCATGGGGACTTGTGGAACCCACCATACTTGCAATTTCTTTTCCATCGTCTGATCCCTTGCGTTGTAGTTGAAATTCGCAACTCGCTTTCCGTAACTATCCGCAATCCGCTCAATATCTCGCGTTTAATCTATGTTCTCATCTTGAGAATATTTATCAACAGCAGATTCCGCTTCTGCAATCTTTTTCTCAACAGCGGACATCGCTTCCTGCACGGTTGTAAACGGGCCAAGGTATGTATGGCGCGACCAGCCGGGGACATCATAGGTTCCCAGGTGTACTGCAATTCCGCCGTGTTGGCTGAAAGAAACGCTCATTGAGTAACTGCTAATTTTTTCCGCACCAGTTATATCGCGCAGCTTCAAAAATCTGTCGTGCAGGTCTTTCAAGTTCATGTCAACCTCCATGCTATGCGTCTTTATCGGTTGCGCCGGTTGCCTTTGCAGCGCGTTCAGCATCTTGGTAGCGTTCGTAGTAACGCTGTCCGTAGTATTCAACTTTCCCGCACAGCAGCGTCACGCGATAGCGCCAACCTTGCTCGGTTCCGATACACTCAATCGTGTATTTCAATGTCATTCGTTCCTCCACAATCGTTATCGTGCCGCAAATATCAGCAATATAGTCTGCTAATATTTATCCGGCAATATCGCCTCGCATTCTCGCCGAAGTCTTTGAGTGTCGTGATGCATAACGAAATCCAGAAGAACCTTGAGCGCCGCTCTATCAATTTTCAGGCTATGCACAGGGTCATGTTGGGAAATCAAAAGCCTGCAACACTCATGCGTCCGAGCAAGTTCAAGCCTGGCCGTTGCATTCTCTCGCTCAGCGGACCAGCGTCGTACCTCATCGGTGTTGCTGGGGTACATTCCAAACTCGTTCATCTTCATAATTTCCCCCGCGTTGTTGTGTCGTAACTATCCGCAATCCACGCAATACACGCAACCCAATTTGGTGAACAATAACCGGATATCCGGTCACCATCCGACAGGCTAGCCTGTTGCCTATTCCGCTGGATTGGCTATAGTTACCGGGCAAATTGCGCATTTTGGAGGGCTAGGTGGACGAATCAACACAAGTAATTATTAAGCAGGAAAGCACGACCTTGCTGGAAATTATCAGCAGTGCTGCCAAGGATAAATCGACTGATGTCGCGAAAATGGAGCAGTTGTTTTCATTGTACGAAAGGGTGCAGGCCAGAGAATCGGAGGTTGAATTCAACCGCGCGATGAATGCTGCGCAATCCGATATGCGCAGAATTGCAGCGGATGCCACAAACAACCAGACTCGTTCTCAGTATGCGACGTATGCAGGGATTGACAGGGTTATCAGGCCAATCTACACCAAGCACGGATTTAGTCTTAGCTTCGATACCGGAGATTCCCCACAGGACATGGTTCGTGTTGTCTGCTACGTTTCCCACAGCGGCGGCCATTCGCGCCAGTATCACGCCGACATCCCGGCTGACGGCAAAGGAGCCAAGGGTGGAGACGTGATGACGAAAACCCACGCGGTAGGGTCTGGAATGTCGTATGGAATGCGCTACCTGCTGAAGATGATTTTCAATGTCGCTATCGGCCTGGATGATGACGATGGGAATTCCGCGAGTGGGGATGACGGAACAGCCGACTGGATTGCTGCTATTGAGTCCGCCATGGATCGTGACGGTCTTGGTGCAATCCGTGCAGCTTTGAAAGACTCACCGACGCCTACGGGGGCGGCTCGGACCAAGGTAGTATCCGCATGGAATGCTCGGTTGAAAGCTATCTCTGGTGAATCCAAATGATCGTTCAGGGATCGGAAGAATGGCTGTTACAGCGTGTTGGTAATTTCACCGCTTCCCGCATTGCCGACTTGATGGCGAAAACGAAAAGCGGGCCATCGACCAGCAGAGCGAATATGATCGCAACCCTGGTTGTCGAGCGGATCACTGGTAAGCCGGTGGACACCTACAAAAACGCAGCCATGCAGCGCGGTACGGAACTTGAGCCACAAGCCCGCGACGCTTACGCTTTTGAGTTCGGCGTTACGATTGAGGAAGTTGGGTATATCGAGCACCCGCGAATCGCACGAGTCGGGTGCAGTCCTGACGGGATAGTCGGGAAAGGATTGGTTGAGATTAAATGCCCATCGGCGATGGGAAAGCACCTTGACGCCATCCGGTTCGGATCACACGCCAGAGAGTACAAGTGGCAATTGCAGCACCAGCTATTTGTGACTGGGAAAGAATGGGTCGATGCAGTTAGCTATCATCCTGACTTCCCGGAGAATATGCAGCTTGCAGTTGTGCGTGTTGTTCCAGATCAGGAATCATTTGAAAAGATCGAGACGGAAATAACCATTGCCGAAAGCGAAATTCAATTCATCATCGAGGAGCTATTGAATGTCAAACGACCTTAATCTTTGCCAGTTCATCGGACGCCTTGGCAAGGACCCGGAAACATCGGCCACGCCATCGGGCACCACTGTAACGAAGGTAAGCATTGCGGTCGGCGAGCAGTGGAAAGACAAGGCTGGCCAGAAGAAAGAAAGCACAACCTGGGTATCTGTGGTTGCGTTCGGGAAGCTGGCGGAAATAATGGGCCAGTATCTCAAGAAGGGAAGCAAAGTGTATCTGTCCGGCAAGATGTCCACCCGAAAGTGGCAGGACAAATCCGGCCAGGATCGCTACACCACTGAAATCATCGCCGGTGATATGCAGATGCTCGAGGGCCGTAGTGATTCACAGGCGAAGGCTGAACCGAAGCCAGCCGAAACGTCAGCGTTCGACAACTTCGACAGTGAAGACATTCCTTTCTGATCGGTGGACAACATGTGGATGACAACTCTGAACAAAATCCGGTCCCATTCTCCCTGTAAGGATGGATGGGAAAAACTGCTGAAGCACTTGGGTAAAACTAAGTCCGACGATGAACCGCTGTCGATTATCGAGATACTTGACAGCAACGGACTGGACGACGCCCTGTGGTGCTTGCAAGCTGTAGATGGTCATGACCCTGAAATTCGTCTGCTCGCCGTGTGGTACGCTCGGCAGGTACAGCTCTTGATGAATGATCCTCGCAGTATTGAGGCGCTGTATGTCGCAGAGCGCTACGCTAACGGATTGGCGACATACCGTGAATTGGCTGCTGCTGGGGATGCTGCTAGGGCTGCTGCTGGGGCTGCTGCTTGGGCTTCTGGGGCTGCTGCTTGGGCTGCTGCTAGGGCTGCTGCTGGGGATGCTGCTTGGGCTGCTGGGGCTGCTGCTTGGGCTGCTGCTTGGGCTGCTCAAGAAGAAAAACTCCGCGAGGTTGCCGGATGACAACAGCCGAACGTATCATCAAGGCCAGGTCAGCCGCGAAGCTGTCCCAGCGCGACTTGGCCAAGATTGCAGGGTGCAGCCAGCAGACGATATGCGATATTGAGCATGGTGCAAGATCGAAGTATCTGCCCGAGATTGCGCGAGCGCTGGGGGTTACTGTGGAATGGTTGGTCTTTGGGAGGAAGAGATGGGAACCGTAACATGTGAAGATAAATTAAAGTCTGCGGAGACGGCTCTAGTAGCGCTCGCAAAGCTAGCCGGGGTTTATCCGCATAGGATTGATGGATCATGGGATCATCTTGAGGATAGGACAAGATTGCTTCTAGGGATTACAGGGCCAATAGATGGTTCGCCCGTTGAGCATATCCCACACTCTGACGTTTGGCGCATGACGGCATGGGACGTGCTCGACCTGGTGATAGGGAAAATGGCCGAATCCGACCAGCGGTATGCGGACGTTTCATTCGATGTCACCGTTGGCGGATCGCCAGCCAAACTCACCGCACGGTTTGACCTTACGTTTGATGATGAAATCGAGGATGAAGATGAAGACTGAAACATGCCCTACCTGCGGCGGATCAGGTGTTGTTGAAGATGATCTTGCTGAATTCGAGACAAAGATCCCGGAAGGCTGCGTTTGCCATGACGAGGGATGGTGGATGTCCGATATTAACGATGTTTGCGACAATTACGTCAAAAACAAAGATGCTGACAGCAACGTATTTCCTGACGAATGTAAGACGTGCGAGCACGATGAAGCCTGCCATAAGTAGGGGAATAGCCATGATTGATTTAGAAAAGGCATTGCATCGATGCATCAACCCTACTGACATTAGGGAGCATCTAACCAAACCATTCGGCGCCAGTGTTGGCGGACGATCATTCCGTGTTGGAGCCAATGGCCATATTTTATTTGCCATTGAATCCGGTGATTGTTCTGTCAAATCTGATTGTGAGCCCTATCTACAGAAAACCAAAAACATCATCGAGCGGCATCTTTCAAAACCAACAATGTTGGCATCACGAGATGCATTGATCGAATGGGCTGGGAAACCATATAGGCTACCATGTGAAAAGTGCGAAGACGGGATACGCGTAAATGATGAATGCCATGAATGCGGAGGATATGGATATATCAACCACAACATTGTTCAGATAGGGATTGCTTCGACGCCTGTCGAAATAGACGCGCACCTTGTTGGCGGGATGTTCGACATGCTTCCTGGGGAACAGATCGGGATAATCTATTCATCCGCCGATGATATAGGGTTTGTCCGCGAAGTGTCATTTTCTGGACCTGGGTGGTTGATGATCGTGGCATGTCTGCGGAAATACGACGACACGCAACCGGTACGAATGCTGGAGGTATCGCATGACATCGGTTGACGAGATTCTGGCAAGCGAATATCCGCTGACGCTTGATCCTGACTATGAGGGGTGCTGTCCCTGTGCCGATATTTTGATCGACAGCACCACGAGCGTGCGCGTCCATTGTTGGCGTCCTAAATGCGAGTACGGATGCAAGTATTCCGGTGTGCATGTCGAAGGTCTCGACCACGAAACCGCGAACAAAGTGGCGCAGCACATAATCGCCAATAATCCGTGGTATGAAATGACAGATTGGGAGGTGCAAATTGTCTAGCTGGGCGAAAGTTTCCGACAGGCTCCCGCCGCCATACGAAATGGTATGGATTCAAACGGATTATGGACAGATATTTACCGGAAGGATGGTAGAAATAAACAAGACGGTACGCTGGCGCGCGAGCAGAAGGACATGGTTCGATGCTAAAGATCAGATATGGGACGGTAATGACTACCCAATTCGGGATGAACGGGTAGTTGTCGCATGGATGCCACTACCAAGACCGATGTCCATGCTGCCGTCTGCCGACCGAGTGTACCCATGAGCGATGCAGCTAACCTTCCAGAAACAGGCAACGAGCACCCGCCAACACCGGCAGAGATTGCAGCCAGACTGCGCACCCTCGCCTATGAAATGGATTGTATTGCCGTCCTGATGGACTACTACGGCGGGTTTCCCGAGTGGGCCAAGCATGGCCGGGAAATTGCTGGTGCTGGCGCGATTGCTCGGCAGTGGGCGGAATAGATTGAGAAGCCAGAACCATTGATATTAAACAAATTGGAGAGAGACTTATGAAGAAGATTGTGAGCCTATTTCAACGCAACTATGATGGCGACCGCTTGGTGCGCGACGAGTTGGTCCCTGGCGCTGAATGGGTGGCGTCTGGCGAAGGGATAGCAACGCGTAAATATGACGGAACTTGCTGCATGTGGCGCGACGGAAAGCTGTGGAAGCGACACGAACTAAAAGCCGGCAAGACCGAGCCAGCAGGTTTTGAGGCCGCGCAGTCTCCCGACAGTGTTACCGGCGACATTCCTGGGTGGGTGCCAGTTGGCGACGGCCCGGAAGACGCCCGCCACCGTGAGGGACTGGCCCACTACCTTGGCTATGCGTCAATGGAAGATGGTACCTACGAACTGTGCGGTCCGAGGGTTCAGGGCAACCCTGAGCGCAAGCAGGTACACATGCTGATTCGCCATGGATGCGAGGTTCTGGAAGACGCTCCGCGCGACTGGGACGGTCTGCGAAAATATCTTTCGAGCATGGATATAGAGGGCATTGTGTGGCACCACAAGGACGGGCGTATGGTGAAGATTAAAGGTAAAGATTTCGGGCTAAAGCGTCTCCCGGCTGTCCGGGATGACTGATAAGCACAAAGTCGATGATGTTACCGCTCGGTAACAAGTTCTAATCTGCGCGTTTTACAGAAAGTGGGAGATATTATGTTAAATCGCGAAGTCCATAATCTTGATAACCCTATAATAATCAGCAAGTTAAAGTCGTCACCTTCTGCTCTTGACAGCGTTTCAAAATTTGGTAGCCTCGCGCGGGTTCTAGGTACCACGGTCTCCCAGCTTCGTATCGAAGGGCGCCTACCGCAGGATTGCCTGTATCAAGATCGGTCTTCACCGCCACTCATCGACACCACGCACAACTCGCCCTCGAAGTGCGAGACATCTGACACAGATTCCTTCTGCGGTCGGGCTCTAAAGAACAACCGCGATACGCAGACAGAACTCGAAGCGGCTGAAACACACTCTTTCCCTGGTCGGGCAGTAAAGAAGTACACACACACTAGCTACGAAGTGCTGGGGGTTTGTCGGGTACTCCGTCCGGGGGATTGCCGTGACTGAAACAACAAAAACGGTCACGAAGTTCGATCTACGGGACTATCAGGAAGAAGCGCGAGAGAAGATCAGGGATGAATTCCGGGCCGGGAAGAAGCGCGTCGTGCTCCAGCTCGCCACAGGCGGGGGCAAGACAGCCATTGCGGCTTCGATGATTTCCGGGGCGCTGGAAAGGGGCAAGCGTTCACTGTTCATCTGCGACCGTATCGAGCTGATCGAGCAAACATCACGGCGGTTCGACGCTGAGGGTATCCCGCATGGGGTGATTCAGGGACAGCACGAACGGTATCGGCCGTGGGAGCCTGTGCAGATATGTAGCATCCAGACGTTAGCGGTACGGAAGCGATGGCCAGAGGCTGGCTTCATAATTCAAGACGAATGTCATTCGTGCTTTAAAGCCATGAATCGGATTATCGAGCGGTGGAGCAATATCCCCATGGTTGGGCTGTCTGCCACCCCTTGGAGCCGTGGATTGGGCCGGTGGTGGGAATCCCTGGTGGTGGGGGCTACTACGTCGGAATTGATCGAGAAGGGGTTTCTGGTTCCGTTCCGGGTATACGGCCCCGCCGGTCCCGATCTGTCAGGGGTGAAAACCGTAGCGGGTGAGTATCACGAAGGACAGTTGGGTCTGGCGGTAGACAAACCCCAACTGGTAGCTGACATTGTTTCAACCTGGAAGAAGTACGCCAGCACCCAGCAGACGATCTGCTTTGCCGTGAACATTGCCCATAGCAAGCACATAGTCGAAAGATTCAGGTCAGAAGGGATACGCGCCGAGCACCTTGACGCATACAGCCCGCCGGAAGAACGCCGCGACGTGTTGCGCAGGTTTGACGATGGTGACGTTCAGTTGGTATCGTCGGTGGACCTGCTTACCAAGGGCTACGACAGCCCGCAGGCGACGTGCATGATCGACGCCAGACCTACAAAGTCGCTTATTCTTCACGTCCAGAAAACCGGCAGGGTATTGAGAATACACCCCGGCAAGACCGAGGCAATCATCCTAGACCACGCGGGGAATACGTCCCGGTTGGGGTTTGTGTCGGACGAAATGCCCTGTCACTTGGACGATGGAAAGCGGAAGGAAGGAAAGCCAGTCGAGCGCAAGGAGCCATTGCCGAAACCCTGCCCAGCGTGTCACTTCATGAAGCCCGCCAAGGTGTATATATGCCCGGCATGTGGGTTCAAGCCTGAGAGGATCAGTGATGTCGAGACCGCGCCGGGTGAATTGGTGGAACTTCGTGGTAAGCAGAAGCAGAAGAAAGCCAAGGCCCATGTGTGGACCAAGGAGCAGAAAGGGCAGTTCTACGGTGAGCTGAAGGCGCTAGAGTTCCAATACGGCTATAAAAAAGGCTGGGCGGCTCACCAATACCGCGAAAAGCATGGGGTGTGGCCTAACCATTACAACGACGTGCCAATGTCGGAACCCAGTCAGTTCACCATTAACTATGTGAGACACCGACAGATGAAGCGAGCATTCGGGAGGAAATAATTGTGGATATGACGAGAGAAGGTAACATTATCTTTGCGATTGATGCGCCAATCCGTTCTGAAATGCCAAAGGAGACTTTATGCCGGAACTGTGTACATGCCTCTGATTCGTGTAAAGAAATCTTTAAGGTCGGAAGGTTAAATAGAGAGAGCAAGAAAATATGGACGTATTGCGAAGGATTTGCGGGGGCAGAGAAATGACCGATATAAAAGAACTGGCCAGGGGCCGCTGGCGGGAGATACTGCCGAGATTTGGGGTAGACCCGAAATATCTGACTGGGAAAAACGGACCCTGCCCCATGTGCGCATTGGGCGGGGATGGCGGGAAAGATCGTTACCGATTCACAGACTATAACTCAGATGGTATGTGGTGGTGCAACGCTTGTAGCCCGAGCATGGGTGATGGGTTTGACCTAGCTTGCCGGATGACGGGGAAGGTATTTGTTGAAGTCGCAAAGGAGATAAACGGTATGCTGGGCGAACTTCCGGAACCGAAAATAATGAATCAGGACGAGAAGATCGAAAGGGCCAGGAAGCGGCTGAACGAGATAAAGGGTAAGGTCGTTCACGCAAGCCAAGTCCCGGAAGCGGTGGAATACCTGAAAGACTTGATGATCCCGCCGGGGTTATATGCGCATCCATCACTCGAATACTGGCAGGATAAAGAGGTTAAGGGGAAATACCCGGCCTTGATCGGGAAAGTGATTTCACCCCACGGGAAGCCTGTAAGTTTTCACTGCACCTACATAGAGAACGGCCAGAAAGCGCCGGTGGGGATTCCTAGAAAGATGCTCACCCCCGTCATGACGCTGAAAGGTGCGGCAATCAGGCTGTTCCCGCAAGAGCCTGAAATCGGGATAGCCGAAGGAATCGAGACCGCTATCGCTGCGCACCTGATCCACAAGATACCTGTCTGGTCTGCCATGAGTGACAACGGTTTACATGACTTCATACCGCCGGCTGGAGTGGAATCGGTTGTTGTATTTGGGGATAACGACGCATCATTCGCTGGGCAGGCGGCAGCCTATGTGCTGGCGAAGAAGCTGGTGTTGTCTGGCATCAAGGCCCGAGTAGAGATTCCAGAGAATATCGGTGACTGGCGGGATATGTGGGTGCGCAGCCATGCTTGAGAGAACTATATCAGCACCGAACCGCGACTTTGGCGTTGATGAATTCGCTCGCCTGGCAAAAGCATTCATGCCCGGAAAGGACATCACGCTCACAGTATCCGAAGTCAAGCGAGAGCGTACCAGCAAGCAGCTTCACGCCCTTTTTGGTGTAGCGTACAAGTCCTTAATGGACCAGATGGGGCTTCGCGGCGCGGCAGAGAAGGACGAACTACACGCTACGTTCTGTGGCGAGTTCTTCGGTTGGCGAACCGACGTGATTCTAGGGGTGGCAAGGAAAGTTCCAGTTAGGACCACCACCACCGACGAAAACGGGAACCGAGACGTTATTTCCAGTCGCGAACATCTGGAATTGTACTCATTTATCCAGCAAAAATCGGCTGAGTATGGCTATACTGTCCCCGATCCTGACCGGGAATGGTTCAGGAAAGCGGATCGGGATGCTGAGTTAGAAGCGGAGGCGAAGAGAGCGCGATGAAAAGAATCACGAAATACCGGGCGGATGATGGGACGGAATTCAATTCCGAGGCGGAGGCGATCAATCATGACGCCTTGTGTTTGGAAATCAAAGAGGTTATGTCGGATTTACCGAAACGTCCGTCAAATGGGTGCAAGTTCGAGAATGGCGAAGGATTCATTCAGCACCAGCCGCACGTGTTCTGGGGCGTTCGAGATGCGTTGATCGACATTGGTAAGCGGCAAATTGAACACGGTTGGCTTGACCAAACTCTTAAAGATCGCGACATTCACCCAAGCTGGGTTGGTCGCTTATTCGATGAACAATGCCCTGCGCTTTCTCGCGCGTGGTATCGGATTATGTGTACTGACAAAAAGCTGAGAGAGTGGGGACAGCCGTACTTCGCCGATCATCCGGATGAAGCGAGGGGAAAGTTTGAAATATGCACCGAGCAAGAGGCCGAGAGTTTGTATGATTAGGAAATTGAGGCCAGATCAGATATTAGCCCGTCCAGACACAATCGAATGGGCGATTGCGCTTCAGCAAGCGGCGTTGTCTGCCGCGAAGCGCAGCAATGAGGACATCGTTGCCGGGGGCAAAGAGGCGAAGCGTGTGGCGGCCAGGATCGAGGTGCTGAAGCAGCGGTTGGTTGAATCGAGGGCGCGGAATGGAAAAGGAGAGAAACATGATTATGTGTAGGTCAGGATTATTTTCGTACATTGGCGAAACACCGCGGGAAGCGTATAAAGCATACTTGGATTCCGATTGCGACTACAGCGATCCATGCGATCTTGAGTGGTACATGGTGTCGGAAATGAAACTCACCATGACGCTTGAGCCGCGCGAGAAGGCGGCTAGCAAAGCTGCGAAGAAATCGCCGAAGAAGTAGCTTGGCGATTGTTTGAGTTAACCGGGGCGGTAAAATGGGTGCAGTTAAAATACGGCCATCCGACAAGGCGTTTTCAGATTGCGTCCGTGAACGAGCCGGGTGGAAGTGCGAGCGTTGTGGGGCATACTTCGAACCTGGGCGTAGGATGGGGCTTCACTGTAGCCATTTCCACGGTCGGGGTAAGTGGTCCACGCGGTTCGATGTTGATAACTGTCAAGCGCTCTGCTACGGATGCCACATGCAGATGGGATCGCACCCGGACCAGCATCGTAGGTTGATGATGGAGAAGCTGGGAACCGGTGGTTATGACCTGTTGCTTGAGCGGGCAAACGACACCCGCATAGGCCGCAGGATGAAGCGCGAGGAAGCTGAGATTAAAGCGCATTACCGGGCAGAGCTTCGGCGGATGCAGGCATTGCGGGCGAATGGCGAGGTTGGCCGGATTGAATTCGTGGGGTGGGCGTGATGAAGAAGGCGTTAGGCGTCTCATGGAGAAACGAAAGGATATTGGCATGAGCAACAAGTTCAAAGGTCGGTACACGGTAGCGGATGGCTATGTTGGTAGAGACAGACCGCAAACGTTCATGTTTCACGCCGGAGACCTGGAAGATGACATGACAGACGAAGACCTTGAGCGCGCCTATGAAGAGGCCGCGCAGTACCACTTTGAACAATTCCTCACGCCCGAGGTCGATAGATTCGATGAATTCAAAGTGTGGGCGCGTGAGCAACTGGCGATGCGTGAAAAAGACGCATAACGCTGAGTTAGGCTGAGAAACTATGAAGAGCGCGACAGGATGGATGGTTTCATGGTCTCTTTTTTGGCTGGGCGACGCTATATCGCGGTGTATGAACACACGGTATACCGGCTGGATGTATCCGGCGTACAACAAACTGATGTGCGTCTCGTTTGATGTCCAGGACTGGAGCGGATCAGATGGGCCTTGGCAAGAACCAAGCGATTACCATGCAGAATAACGACCTAACCGAATCCATGCGAGACTTCCGCGCCCTGCTTCAGATGGGATGCACCCCGGATGAGGTGTATATCGGACTGTATTCCGAGCCTGGTCCGTGGGCTAAGTCGTTGACTGTAGAGACAGTAACCGCGATAATCGGCGAACCCGCAGAAGCGGTGTCCTCCCTCCCGCTGTCCGCTTCGGCGGCCTTTCCGCCCCGTGACGTTGCCGGGGCTTTTTTTTGATGTATCGAAAGGAGCGGAAGTTGTCGGACGATCGCATAGACATATGGCAGGTAGTATTTGAGCAGACCCCGACCGTACTCAGGTGGGTAATGGGAATCCTTACCCTGGGCATATTTTCGTTGGCATCGGTGGTTTATCGGTGGCACCGAGACGACATGGAGCGTATGGCGGGACGAATGGACCGGATGGAGTCACGATTAGAGCAGCAATTACAACACATAAACGATACTCTGTTGGTTATTGCGAGCAACACGAAGTAACGGGCGAGCCATGGGCGTAATTGACATTGCACAGGCGAGGTCAGCACGAGAAGATCATATCTCCGGTGCGGCAAAGTGCCTGGCGTGTCATCACCGATGGGTTGCAGTATCTCCTGTCGGGACTATCTGGCTGGAGTGTCCTGAATGCACACTTGAGCGCGGAAGATACATAGCCGAGTGCATCAGAGAAAACCGCTTGCATTGGTCATGCGGGTGCGAGAACGATCTGTTTTACATTACCGCAGATGGGATTTACTGCCCGAACTGTGGTGAGTGGCAGCAAGGATTCTAACTATGATCGAAACCCTGAAATCCTACGTCATCCCCGCCGCCATGTCCCTGTTGCCGGAGAAGATGGACACCCCAGAAGCTCGGGCGATGCTGGTGGCTATCGCGTTGCAGGAATCAAACCTTCAATATCGAGAACAGGTTGGTGGACCAGCCAAAGGATTATGGCAGTGGGAGTTGCCGCAAGTCGGCCTGGTACTCCGTCACGAAGTCATCGGCCCGATGGCGCTGAAAGTCTTGGCCGATTTGGCTTACTCGGAAGGCACGCCCCCATTTGAGAAGATCCACGACGCCATGCAGAACAATGACATCCTGCAATGCGCTTTCAGCCGGTTGATGCTTTGGCCGGATGCTGCTCCGCTTCCACAGCGGGATGATGTGCAGGGATCGCTGGCGACGTATCTGCGGATATGGAAACCAGGCAGGCCGCATCCCGAGAAGTGGCCGGCAAACTGGGCGCAGGCGTGGGGGTGATCGAAAAATGACTCGATTCTGTAAACTTTTCCAACGTCGCCGGGCCAAAGAGCAAAGCCCGGACGACTATCTGCAACTGCTCGCAAATCTTGAGGCAATTATCATGGCAAATCTCGACCAACTGAACGCAACCGTATCCGCTCTCACCAACGCGGTGGTCACTGTTTTGGCTGAGCTCCAAACCGCCCGCGACGCTGTAGCGACGGCAAGTGCGGCAGATCAGCCCGCAGTGGATGCCGCAGCCGCTCAGGTCCAGGCCGCCGCAGACGCGCTGACAGCGGCTTCGACGCAGGCATGAGGATGAGAGACATGAGCAAAGACGAACAAGCAATCGAAGCCGAAATCCAAGCCAAAGGGCTCAATGCGCCGCGCCTCTCGCCCGAGAAGATAGACGCCGTGATTACCGGCGAGGACTACCACGTTTTTCCGGATACGACATTAACGGTGTGCTGCCTTAAGCTGCGCAATGGCTTCACCGTGATCGGAGAAAGCGCGGCGGCCAGTCCGGAGAACTTCGATGTGGAACTAGGCCGAAAGATTGCCCGTAGCAACGCCCGCGACAAGATTTGGGCGCTCGAAGGCTACGCCCTGCGCGAACGGCTGTCGGATGCAGACGCCAAGAAAGCAGCCTCGACGCAGGCATAATCGCCGGGCGCTGGTATGGGTGTTTCTCCGAAAAATACGCGCATCGAGGAGCACCTTTTTACGGGGTGGAAGCGATCTGACTTGCGCCGGTATGCAAAGGGCATGGTGGTGCACTACAGCGAACCAAGGCCGCCGTGGAACGACGCGCAGCGCGCCTTGCTACGGGATGCGTGGGGATATTGTGCGCAGAGATTATCGGCGCGAAGAATCGGGGGGAAGGCCAAATGAAGGCGCCCAACGTGTTCCGTCCCTGCGAATCCGACAAGCTGCGGGTACGCCGGCACGTCGCGTTGACGGCGTTGGCGACCCAGGTGATTTTTCTTTTCATCCTCGCCTGCCAGTATTACCGGGGGTCCCCTGAGACGGCTCAGATTATCGGCGCCACGATGCCGGCGGTGCTTTTGATACTCGGCGGCTTGAACGCGATGGTCTGGCTGTGGTTCAGGGCTGCTTACAAAATCGACATGATCAATGCGGGGAAATGATGTCCGATAACTCCCTGTGCTCTGCAAACAATTGCGTAGTCAGCCGAGAGTGCCGACGTCACGCTGATTGTCAGAGCAGGTTCGCGCCGAACGATTACTGGCAATCCTACTCGGAGTTTGAGCCAGAGAAGGGGGCGGATTGCTGGGGGTTTGTGCGGCAGAAATGCACTCCGATAGGCGCGCTGATTCACGGATTGTCGAAAGACCATGAGCGGGCGTAGATGATTAAATTGGAGAAACGACCCGGTTGATTGACGGGTTAGCCGGGCGCCCGACGAAGCCACGGTTTTTTAGGACAGAAACATGAACGCAAGCCGCGAAATGCCGAAGTACGAATGCCACAAGAAAGTGTGGGCGCTGAAGATTGCCGGGATCGTTGGCGACCAGCACGGCGGGGTTTATTTCCAGCCGGCCGAAGAAGGCTACGACAAGGTGCCGATGTCGCCGGAGTACGTGGCGAAGCACAAGCCTGAAGTCGGCGGCTACTACGTGGTCTATGAGGACGGCTACAAGTCGTTTTCACCGGCCGGTGCTTTCGAGAGCGGATATACGCCACTGTGACGGCTAACGGCTGAGTTAAGCGGCCCGCAGGAGTTGAACATGACCACAGAAACCGCGCCGCTTCAGGCGGTCCACGTTGATGCTGTTGTTAGCCAGCATTTCAACCAACTGACACCCGCCGAGGCCGAGCGCCTGGCGCTGCTGGCCGAGAAATGCGGCGATCCCGAGACCGCCGAGGATTTGCGCGGGCAGGAGGTCTATGTTCCTGTAGCCGCTCCGGTGGCCGCTGAGCCCACCCATAGTTGCCGGGCGATGGCGTTTGTGAATCGGCTGCTGGACCCGGAAGATTTGGGACACGCAAAGCGGGATGAAATCATCAAAATTGCAGCGGGGTTGGTGGGGTGAAGACAGCCCTATTCCTGCTCGCCATGATCACCACGCTGTACGCAATCGAGCGCGGCACAGTCGGGGCGGTTGCGCAGTTGCACCAAGCGCGGGAATCCGAGGCGTATGCGTGGCAGCAAGTGGCGAACCTTGAGGCTGAGAATGCGCGGCAGAATGGGGTGATAGCCGATCTTGATTCCAGCCGGTGGGGATATTTCGTGGCTACTGAGCGACGGGAATTGAAGCGGGCGGAGGGGCGTAGATGATCAGGATTAACAGTGATTTCATAGATTACTACGATCACTGGGCCGCAGGGTCATGGCAGTCCTGCGATTGTGTGCTGGACCGCCGCATGGACAGCGGTCCTGCTAGGAAAGAGGCATTGGAGATTTTATCCGCGTCGGGATTTAACGTTCCCCGAAATGGGATTGTTGAAGCACTGGTTTCGGAAATTATTGGCGACGCTGTTGATCCCGTGCGCAGATGGATGATGGAGTCAATCAATCTGGTGGTTTACACCGATGAAAAAGCTCATGCGGGCGAGGGAAAGGTTCTGTTCAGCATGGAGTCTGCATTGTGCGACTTCCCCAAGTTGTTTGCGTGTGAATACCTTCCGACCGACGTTCTTGGGGTCGCTGAATCATACCGGTATTTGCGGGTCGGTAGCCGCCAATTCTGGCTGAAATACACCAGCTCGGATGATTGGCGCTCAAATTGCGGAGACGTGGATGTAGAATTTATCTGCGAGGAATTGCCGTCCGACGTAGTTCGCCCGACGATGCGTTACCCGCTATACGCGATAGATTTTATCCTGGCTGGGAGGCTTTATGCGGTTGATCTCAACGTATCTCCGAAGATATGTGGGACTGGCGTCGAGAACCTAATGACCTCACTACAGGCATATGAGCAGATCGCGACGATGAAGAAGAGAATCGACAAGGTTTCGGCTTGAAACCGAAGGGCCGACGATGCCGTACATAAAACTGATCCAGGCAGGCATCATCATTGCCGCAGCAGCAGACAGGAGCATGGCAATGAGCGTGAGCGCCCAGATCCCGAACGACCACCCGCTTATGCGCGCGTGGAGCGCGCACAAGGCAACGCCCGAGTACGCCAACAGCAAGAGCTGGGCGCAGCATGCGGACCACGTAGACGGTTCGCTGTGGGCGCTGTTCGTGGCAGGGTGGACGGCAGCGCAGGGCTGCGGCTGCCAACTGGGGACGTGCGAGAGCAAGCCAACAGGCTGCCGCATGGCCGAAGAAGTGAAGCCGGGCAGCGGCGCGCAGTAGAGGCCGAACGTAAATTAGAGGGGCGGAAATGCCGAACATCAAATTGATTCAGTTGGGAATCATCATCGCCGCAGTAGTTGCGATCCTCGCCACGGTGTACATGCGCGGTCGCCACGACGTGCATGCCCTGTGGGATGCCGAGCGATCCGCAACCGCCGTGGTGGTGGCAAAGGTCATGGCCAGCAACAAAGCCCGAGAGGCGCAGCTACAGGTCGCCGTGGACACCGCAAGAACCGACATGATGCGAGGTATTCAGGATGTGGAATCGAGGCTTAACGGCACTATCGCTGACCTTCGTGCTGGCAATCGCAAGCTGCGCGCGGAATACACCTGTCCCAACCCCGTGCCCGGCGCTGCCGCCGATCCCTCCCGAGTTACTGGCCCCGATGGAGCCGACCCTTCTGCGCGACTTGCAGAACGAGCTTTTAGATCCGCAGCAGCCGGAGACCGGGCGATAATTCAGCGAAACACTTGTGTTGCGATACTGAGCGCGGAGCGCAAACAATGAAGGCAGCCGGATATTTAGTGATGGAATCCTGCGATGATTACGAGCAGGCGTTGGCGTTGCTGGTTGGCGATAAACTGCCGCCCGGCGGTGTTCTAGACTGGGCTGGCGCAAAGCCGGTAGCGCTGTTTTCATGCCGTTATGATGCGCGCAGGGCGATAGACAGGACCGAGCATTACCGGCGTGCTTATGGGCGCACAGACATGCCGGAAAAGAAACAATGCCGCGTGGTGCCAGTTTCCGCGGTGACCGACGCAGATGAACGCCGGCTATCACCTCCATGAACACCGGGTCTTTTCACGCGAATCAATGAGGAATATCTACATGAGCAATTATGGTAGCAAGTTGAAAAATGCGCTGGGCGCTCTCCTGTTGTTGGGCTTCGCACTGGGAGCTTGGGCAGTGACCATCACGCTCGATGGTGGCGTCAACGGCAGCGTGACCTGCACGGCTACGAGCGACATAGCCGTCAGTGCAACCGGCGACGTAACCGCAGACGTTAAGGCAGGCACCGCGGATTGTTCCCTCGGCGGCACCACCAGCGCGCCCACTGTTCAACCCGGCGGCGACCCGGGAGCAGGGGTTTGGATCAGTGGCAACAACTATGTCCACGACCGCGCAACAACGCTCAGTGAACTCTTTGTGCCCCGGTGCGTGCCCAGTCAGTACACCAATTGCCGATACGCTGGCGGATCGTCCAGGTTCGACACCGTGAAGGCGGGCCAGGTGTGGGCGATGCGCATTCCGACCGCGATTGCCGGCTTTGCGGCGACGACCTACATGTTCGGGGTCCAGCGTGCCGAGACGGGCGAGACCCTGACGGGCTTCGATTACGCAATTTCCGCGACGGTTGGCGATTTCAATGTCACCAGCGCATGCAAGGGATCTGGCGCCGGGACGCTCAAGGTTTATGGCGTAGGTTATTACACCCCGAGCCAGTATTCGCCGAGCTGTCCGCTGACACCGGGTACCCGCTATTACCTCAATGTTCGCCCACAGACCGGTTCGGCCGGGGCGACCCAGTGCGGCTCCAGCGCCACCAATGCCTGCCGGTACCGCATCGTACTGCCGTCAGGTTTCCCCTATTCGCAATAG